AATCCGTTGAGCTCAAGGTGCCCCATCGCACATATGCTATCAGAAACTTTGATAGCGTTGACAGAATCCTGATAGTTTTCCGCATTGATCCATGGAATAAACAGTACATTAAGTTTATCTAACACAACCTCAGTGCATTCTGAGTAAACTTCAACATTCTTATATTGTTTAAGCAACAAATCTACAGAATTAATGGAGTTCGTATCTTTATAGTATGCAGTGTGATTGCCAACAATGGTGTGAACGGTCACACCCATCTTTTCTAGTTTATCGTAATAATTTTCTTTTGCCCATTCCAAAGACCATAAATCGATACTTCGACGATTGTCAAAGGTATCTCCCATATCCACAACAGTGGTAATATTGTGTTCTTTCAAATATGGAAAAAATACGTCATCATAAAACTTTTTAAAGTATTCATGAAGGAACTTGGAACCCTTACGAGCGCCAAAGTGTTGATCAGTAATAATTGCAATCTTCATTGACGATTCGTCTTATAGGCAATGTTATCCTTAATGCTATTATAGTCCGAACTACTGCTAGAAAGCAAGCTATCATCAACCATCATAACTTCATCGTAACCAGTGCGTTCGATAATTTTAGTTTTGATTTCCAGTTGCTTCTTCTCTTTCTGAATTCGACGTAGAAAGGCGTAGTGAATAATCTGCGTGAAGTAAGCAAAAGGATTTTTAGATTTCTCAGGGTCGAAGTTATGAATATACTGAACACAGTTTTCAATACCATCAGAGATCATATCATCCCTAAACATATAATTCACAAAGTTTGGTTTATATGACAAGTGCGTTGCAATCTTTAGAAAACATTCACCCAAGTAATTACTGATTGGTGGTTTTCCTTCCCAACGCTGCGATCTGTCTGCCTTGGTGGGTTCTCTACCGTTGATACTAAAGAAACTTTCTTCTACTTTAGAACGATAAACAATCAGTGCTTCAAGCAACTCCTTGTTATTAACATAATGTTCCGATTTCTTTTTTGACATAACATTATAATTTTAGATAAACTTTTATTATATACATTATAGCATACTATCAGGGCTTGACAACATGCTGAGTAATAAGTAGAATACCTTTGTTAGGTTTGAAGAGACAGCTATAGCTTAATTTTCTTTATTATCTTTAAGTTTGTAGAGATTCTCTAGCATCTGTCTAGCATCATCTACTGTAGAGACATACCCCATATCATTAGATATTTTTGTTTTACCATCTTCATCCCAATCACAATCATCTTCATTAATATATCTATCGTAAAACTCTATTATCTTAGATTCTTTTACTTCAGTCATAGTAACAATCTTATCGTATTTAATTACATAAAGATCATCGGTAGAGATTTCCATCCATGGTTTTACTTTGACGTATTGACCAGTTTGATTCTTCATCACTTTCATAATCACTGGGTTCATCAGTAGAATTATTGGATCACCATCATTTTCCTCTACACTAACTAGTGCAAATACTTCTTCTCCTGTAACTAGTTTTAATACTGCATGGAATTCTTCGCCCATATTAATTTTTTAATGGAATGTTTACAATGTCGTAATTGAAGTTCTCCTCGTTATAAACTTTGATTCTTTCAATTAAATGATTAAGTGTATAGTTTCTCCGTGCCTTGTAGGAAATGTCGTCAGCAATGTCATAGAGAGTTGCCTTTGTCTTGTTATTGCCTTTTCTGAGCACACGACCAATAGATTGGAGATTCCGTATTCTAGATTTGGATGGAGAAGCAAAAATAACATTATGGAGGTTCTTAATATTGATACCTGTACTAAATGTTCCGTATGAAGCAATAATAATCGCGTTGTTTTCTTGCTCTGTAATCTCCCTTACTTTTTCTCTGTCTTCCGTTGCCACACCACCGTGGACGAAGAATACATGGCGTTCTTCTACACTACCGTTATTTATTAAATCGTAAAGTGGTTGCCCATGTCCTTCTACTCTGGCAAATAGAATAAGAGTATTGCCTTTCAGATCGAGTGCCAGATTACGAATGAACTTGTTACGCTTTTCATGATTAATAATATATTGAACTTCATCCTCAAAAGTTTCAAACTTATGTGCAGGGTGTTTCAATAGAAGAACGTTAATATCTAACTTAGCAACATGACCCTTCTTCATCAGTTCTTCTGTTCTGATGATTTTATAAGATGGACCAAATAATCCTTCCAGCACCCATTTATGAGTTTGAGTTCCATCAAGTGTTCCAGTGAAACCGTAACGGAATTTTGCATCTCCAAGTTTTGTCATTATAGATATTAATGACTTGGATTTAAACTGGTGTGCCTCATCCCCAACAACTACGCTAAAGCGAGCAAAATATTTTCGGGGGAGTTTATAGATGGACTGCCAGGTAGTGATGATAACTTGGGAATCAGTTTCCCTCTCCCTACCAGCGTATATCTTGTGACAATATGAACCTACGTCCCAGCCATAGTCTGCAAAATCTTTATACATCTGCTCTACTAAGGAAGTCGTCGGAACAACTATCAGAGTATTTTGTCCGCGCTCAACGTGATATCTCACAAGAGAATATATCATCAGAGACTTTCCAGAAGCAGTTGGGCTTATCAACAACCTTCTATTATGTCTTAGAGCGTCGTATACCCCTTCAATTTGGTAATCTCTAGGGGCATACTTACTAACAGCAGTCATATAGTCTTTCACACCTTCCTTGGAGATCATTTCATTGACTTCGAAAGGAAGACCATAAAACTTGTTCTCCACGAACTCATAAGTGTATCCGTGATCCTTACAGAACTGTATAACCTTATCTAACAACCCAACGTATATCTCTCCATTCTGAGTGTTAAACAGGCGAATTTTTCCATCCCAGTACTTATTACGATACTGAGGCATAAATTTGGCACCTGGAACCTCAAACGTAAACTGGTCCGCCAGTTCATAATATACATGAGGATCCGCTTTAATCTGAAGAAAAACTTCGTTCTTCTTCGATATAATCAAGTGAGACATAATTCACAGGATTCACCTATGAATATTTATTAAGGCATCTTGAACTTATATTCTAAGACAACTCTATATAAAAAATTTTTCAAGTTCTCAAGTCTTTTTTGTTCATCTGGATGACCACCTGGCCAGTTCTCCCAACGATACTTTACAGATTCGTATAGTGCATACAAGTCTTCAGCACCAAATTGTAGTTCAATGTAGGGAAGATTCTCATCAAAATTATCATCTTGATAAATCCAATCGTCGTCGTCCATTAGAATCCTGCTTGGAACTTCTGCCATTCAATAGCATTCTTAATCTGAAAAGTTCTATTAGCAACCGTTTTAATGATTTCCTCTAGAAACTTCAGAGTGGTATCATAATATCGTATCTTCATATCAATCTTATTTAACCTCTCATCAGCATCTAGATAACGCTGTATGGCATCCTTTTCCCTCACTTTATATGGAAATGGTTCTTCCTCATATACGGATGGTTCTGCCTTACCTGTGTAAAAGTTATGTCTTTCTAACTTTACTTTATTATATTGTTCTCTTGCTTTTTCTCGCAACAAAGTAATAGTATTGTACAAAGTATAATACTTAGAGTGAAGTTGTGGAATCTTTAGAGATTCATCATGCAGATTATCAGGATCTATGACAGCATCTTTCCGCCACATCTCCTGAATTTTGTCAAGATCCATTAAACAGAAGAAATCAGTTGATATACAGTATACTTGAAAGATACCTGTGCTGTAAAGTAATTCACATCAGTTGATGTTGCATCAAAGTCAAGTGAACTGAGAGACACTGGAAACAAATCTAAGAATTTTACCTTAGCAACCTCATTAAAGTTACTATTTAAAATACGCAATGTGCCGTCAGCAAACTGCTCATTCATTTCTCTAACACCATCTTTATCTGTAGTTAGAGTTTTGAATTGTTGTGTAGTTTCTGGAAAACCAAGACCAGTAATCCAATCATGAACTATTTTATAGTTCTCCATATTCTCATCAACTAAAAACTGAAGAGTTAAATCTCCAAATGTTAATTTAGTCTCTGGAACATCAATATCTTTCAAATATGATGGTTGAGTTGCTGTTGCTAATCGTACCTCTGGAATCTTAGCAGTGTTACAGAAAAAATCAACCTTAGGATATTTTCCAAGATTAAATTTAAATCCAATACCAGAAAGAAAATTTCTATTGTTAAGTTGAGTTGGCCAACTACAATTATTACTAGATGATGATGAACTATATGACATCAGTCTTCATAAGTTTTATTTGTATTTAGATAAAAAAAGAGGGTCCGAAGACCCTCTGAAGAAGATATGTGAGAAAGAATCACATGAGGTTTGCGACCTTGACTCTTCTGTAGTAGCGGTTGGAGTTGACGGTAAGTGCGCCACCGCCTGCTGTTGTTCCTTCTGCGAATGGGTTCGCGACGATGCCGTAGCGAGTCTTGAATCCAATCTTTGGTTGGAAGGTGTCCTGACCGACGGCACGAACCATCTGGAGGGGGACATATGGGCAGTAGAAGAGACCTGCGTCGTAAGGGGAAGAACCCTTATAACCTGCAACGTAGTACTGGGAACCAGTGCTGTTAGGCAGGTTTGCAGAATAAGGATCGATGTATACACGATACTTACCTTGTAGCACACCAGCGAAGGTGTTGCCAGTGTCATCAACATTGAGACCAGCGTTGAGGGCAGGGGTGTAGTCGAGTACGCCTGCCATGGTCAGTGCGGAAGCAACGTCTGCGGAACACAGAATCATGTTGCCCTTTCCTCTACGAGTGCGCTGTGCAATTGCGTTAGCGTCACGCTCGATTTGGAAGATAAGACCCTTGAACTTCTCAACACTCCAACGTCCGTTGGAATCGGTGTCGAGGTCGAAAGTACCACCGTTAGCAACGTTCTGTTGAGCACCAGACTCAGCAACACGATAGATGGTACGGATGACTTCACGGTTGATTTCGGCAAGAATCTCAGTGGAGAGAATGTTTGCCAATTCTGCTTCGGCATTCAGACCGTGAATTGCCTTGAGGTCTTGTGCCAGTTCCAGTGAGTACTCAGCTTTCAGTGCTCTGGACTTCGCAGTAACGGTGACCTTCTCGATCGAGAATGCCATTTCGTTGAAAGCACTTCCAGTCTCTCCCAGACCTTCAGCATCGTCTGTACGCATACCCTGACCAACAGAGTATGTGGAACCAGTTTGACCAGATTCTGGATTGAGGAGACCAGGGTTAGAACCAGTTTGACCAGTGGTACCCATACCGACGGAACCATTGGTGAATCCGTTAGTTCTATCGAAGTCGGTATCCTGACCGGAGAATGCGGTATCTGCTTCGTTGAACAGTGCCTCGTCGCCAGTCATTCCGCTGAAGCGGGAACGCATTGCGAAGATAAGTCCAGTAGGACCAGACATTGGTTGAACGCCTGCGAGGTCATATGCGACCAAGTTAGGCATTGCGCGTCTAATCAAGGAGATCAGAACAGGATCGAAACCAGCAACTGGGGAGGAAGCACCAGCAGAGAAACCTGCATTAGCGCCAGAGTTGGTGGAAACGGTAGGTGCTTCGGAAAGGAATGCTCTTTCTTCAGCAAGAGTTTGTTCCTGGTTTTCCAGGAGGACTGCGGTAACAGCTCTGCGGTGGGAATCCTTAATCGGATCCATTCCCTCATAGTCGAGAATGGGTGCCCACTTTTCCTGCAGAGCCTCAGTATTAGGCATTTGCATTTTTTTTGAAAAGTTAGTTTGAACGTTTATGATTTAAAAATCACTTTTTAGCAGCTCTAGAGAGAGTTTGCAGATAGGCTTGCATCATTGGGGATACTTCCTCGGAAATAACCTCATCGGTAGAAACCTCTTCTGAAAGATTCTCGGAGGTGCTTGGAGTTCCGACATTCTCAGGGAAATAAGAATTTCTCAGAGTTGCCAGTTTCTCACGATAGTCTGTCTCACTTTCAAACTCAACTTTTTCTACGAGAGAAGCAAGTTTGTCCTTTTGTGAAAGTGCAAGACCTTCAGTTACCTCTGAAAAAACTGCATCAGCGGTGGACTCTGCTAATCTCTTATTCAGAGCAACGTTATTAGCGATTTGCTCGTTGAGTTTAGACTCCATTTCATCTAGTTTATCTACCATGCTCTCAAGAACATCATATTTGTCTTCAGGGATAGTTACATAATGATCTTCAAAAAGTGCCTTCATTCCGTCAAGGAACGATTCGGTCACTTCAGACTTAAGACCTGCTTCAACTGCAAGTGCATTCTCTTGGAACCACTCATCAGCAACGTACTCCAGATAGGAGTCAAGTCTTTCAGTCAGTTCTTCTTTGATTGCAACAACTTCTTCAACAAGTGCTTCTTGATATGCTTCGGTCAGAGACTCTTGCATCTCAGCAACTTTTGAAGTAACTGCTGCTTCAAAAATGGTGCGTGCTTTGTCTTGGAATTCTTCGGAGAGTTCTTCACCCTCAAACAGTGCTTGAACATCTGCTTCGATGTCAATACCTTCTTCCTCAACAAGTTCTTCTTCGGTTTCTTCCGCTTCGGCAACAACTTCTTCAGCTGCTACTTCCTCTTCGGAAACAACCTCTTCTTCGGTCGCTTCTGCTTCGGAAACTACTTCCTGGTCCTCATCGACCTCAACCTCTTCCGCCTTAGCGGCTCTGGAATTAACAACATCCTTGACTTGTGCAAGGGTACCAGCAGGATCCTTCAGCTTATTGCTGTCGTCATCTGGTCTTGAATTTTCAGGAGTAGGACCGCCGAGATCTTCAACTGGAATGCCAGCAGCATTCATTGGTTCGGCAGGTGCAGCCCCTTTGGTTACTACGTTTTCCATTTCTTGTAAATTGTTACCAACGGACATGTGAATATGTACTTAATGTTTGATTAATTACATGTATTTATTTATAAATCAAAGATTTGAGAGGAAATTGTTGAATAAATTCAACTTATGCTCCTCAAGTGCTCTTTGATCAACAAGAGTATTAATTCTCTTCTTAGTTTGTTCTGCAAGTTGTTCACGAAGGATTCCTCCTTCCCAAACCCACTCTTTTCCTTCCATGATTCCATTAACAAAAGCGTCAGGAGCGGAAGGGTCAGCGACAATATCAGCAGCAGTTGCTAACTGGAAATCTTCACCGACAACTTTATGTCCTTCACTTGTAGTTTGGAGTGAACCAACACCACGAGAAGAAACACCAAGCATTACACCTTCATCAAGAAGTGAAGATGCGATTTTACCCATAGGTGTAGAAAGGATTTGTGCCTTTCCTCTAAAGTTATTACCTTCTTGTACCAGAGAAGTAATTTTGTGAGAAACACGATCAAGATTAACGGTAGGACCATCAGGGTGACCGAGTTCGCCAAGGGCACGACCCTTATTGACGAATGTTTCGTTGTAACGATCTACTTCACGAGCAAGGGTTGACATGGGATACATTCTCCCATTGCGATTTTTAATTTCGCCTTGAAGAAATACACCTTCAATGTATAACTTCTTGTTTGCACCCTTACCTTCGGTAAGAATCTTTACGTTTGTTACTTCTTCTGTGATAAGTTTCATTTTCTTATGAAATGTTGTAGGCTACTTTTACTACTTTTACCGAAGAACCATTACTGGCTGCTTCCAAAGTATCGGTTGAATCTTTCTCCAGTACGACGGATTCTTTGGTATTGACAGTTAAACTGCCAACTGTAGATCCACCGGAGGTTTTTCTTGTGATAACGAGTGCAGCAGTATGACCATTAAAAAGTCTAACTACGGTTGCAGTATCAACATTAGATGCGGCATTTAAATTTCCCTCCGCAGCTAGAACTTTGATAATCATTCTTCTGATTCCTCTTCTGTTTCAGTTTCTATCTCCACTTCATCACCAACTTCAGTTTCTGCTTCCGCTTCAACGTCAGTTTCATCAGTTTCAATTTCATCTTCAACTTCAGGATACTCAAATTCCTGACCAAACATTGCATTAGAAACGTAAGGTCTTGCAATATCAATTCGTTCTGCTGCCTTCGCATACAGAATTTCTTTCATTTTGTCGCTAACATTAGACGGAGAAGCGTCTGTAGCGATCAAATCGATAACATCTTCCATGAAAAATCAATATGTTAATATAATCTATTTATAACTCAGCCTTTCTAGTGTCTTTTTGATAGTTGGCATCTACTTCTCTTGCCATTGCTTCGGCATCTGGTTCCATGGGAATTTCGCCCATTGACATCGGGTCTGCACCCATTCCTTCCATTCCAGAACCTTCACCAGGAATTCCTTCTGCTGGTTGTGGAAGTGGTTGACCAGTTACTGGATCAATTGTGGATGGATCTGGAATGATACCTTTTTGAATTTCGTCCTCAATTTGCTCATCAATCTCAATGATTTCTTGATCAGTTTGACGAAGGATTCTCTTTCTTACATATTCAGTAGAATAATACTTGCCAATAAATGGTTCAATCTGAGCAAGATTTCCGAGTCTACCTTGAATCATTTCAGATTCTTTCAATTCTGCAAACTGGTTATCATACAAGAAATCATATTGAATATGATCTCTCATTATTTCCCAATCATCTGGAGAAACAATGTTCTTAAGAATCAATTGAGTTTTCAACATATCGTTGAACATCTGGGCAAAACGCTTTCTCAGACGACCAACAAACTTAGAAAATTTAAGTTCATCTCTCAAGATTTCTGAAGAACGACCAAGGTTGAATCCACCATCAGCAGCGATTCTGGATTCGGGAACTCCAAGTGCTCTGTAGAGTTTCTTTTGAAAATATTCAATATCAGAGAGTTCACCAAGATTCTGTCCACCAGGAAGTGTGGTAATTTCTGTACCACGACCACCTTCTCTGCGTGGCAACCAGAAATCTTCCATCATAGACATAAACTTCTTGTCATCACGAACTTCACCAGTCTGTGCATTATATGCAAGTTTATTTCTATAGCGAGACATAACCTCACGTAGGTATTGCTCTGCCTTTACCTTTGGAAGATTGCCAACGTCAATATAAAATATTCTACGTTCTGGTGCTCTTGATAACCTATAAATGACCAAAGAATCCTCAATCATTCTAAGTTGATTGAGTGCCTTGATTGCTTTGTGGAGATATGAAAGAACAGTATTTTTATTTCTGTCTACAAGACCAGAAGTACAATATGTTACTGCATCTTTTGCAATTTTGATTGATTTTCCTCTCCCACCAAGACTACTCGTCGGATAGTTTGGTGATGGTGTATATTGAAAAAACTCCTCAAATTCTGGACCGTTTTGATATTCTAAAGGATTTTTATTATTTCCACTGACTCTAACGGCACCAGTGTCATATTTACCATTAGGATCTTTTTTCTCTTGACGAATATACTTCATCTTGAGAGGATCAATATACCTCAGTTCTTTAATACCTTCTTGAGGTGATTTTAAGTCAATAACTTTTAGATAGTAAAGTCTACCGTCAACGTACCAGTTGCGAAAGATTTCATGAGACTTTCTATCAAAATCTAAAATTTCTTTGAGATATTTAAATTCTTCTCTAATCTTTTTCTTAAGTCCTTCGCTAGCGTTTAGATTTGATAACTCAATCTCTACAGGAGAGTCGTACAAATCACTAACAATTGCTTCGTTAACTACATCTTCAATCGCACCATCCGCTTCAGGATGTAGCGACATTTCTCTGTATCTTCTTATTAAATCATGCTCTGTCTTATAAACACCTTCAATATCAACATATTGACCATAAAATCCACTACTGATATAATTATCAACCCCGTCCTGATTAGTTTCAGGAACGGGGGAGACAACTGAAGGTGATTTATTTTGATTGTCGTCAATTGAAAAACCAAAAAGTTTGGCCATAATAATTTCTGGTGGTCTCGTTATTTAACTATTTAGTTAATATCTTCACCGCCAGCATTTTCACCAGTGCCCTTAGTAGCTTGCCACCACTGAACTTGAAGTTCAACGGTGAATTCTTGAATGCCCTGAGCGTCATAACCAAGTTCAATTGGCGAGACCTGAGTTGGGAATACATCGTAGAAACGATATGTTCTCAGAACAGAACCATCGCGATCAAGTTGCATAACATATGCATCTGCCTGATAGGTTGCTGGATCAGTTAATCCAGTGTTATCAGATACTCTATTGATGGTGTTCATCCAACGCTCCATAGCGGAACGAATTGCAAAGTCAGTATCGTTAATAACAGTAACTGTCCAGGAATCGAAGGTTCTATCACCTGCGATTTTCAGAACACGACCTCTGAAAGGAACTTCAATTTGCTGGATATTGGATGCTGGCATGTTAGCACCCTTAACCATGAATCTTGTTTTTTCCAGAGTGTCAGAATCTGGTTGTGCGGCATCTGGGAAGTTCAGAACGACTTCAAAGAGATTGGCGCGAGCGCCACCACCCGTTAATTTACTCTTGAAGTCAGTAATCTTCCTTAGTGGGGGTGGATTGATTTGATTTCTGGTTGCCATTAGTTTTGACCTTTAGAAGAAAAATTAAACTGAACCAATAACTTCTTCAAACGCGACTCCAGTTCTTGTAGCAACAAAGGTAAGACCGATGAAGTTGATAGAACGTGCGGGTTTGATGAAGATGTCAGCAACAAATTCATTGGCATCAATAACTGCTGCTGTATTGTTTGTCTCATCACAAACAACTACAAAGTCCTGAATGCCTCTCTTAGATTGTACATCGCGAAGGAATGGTTCTACGATATTGACGAAGTTAGTTCTAGTAATTTCGTCGTTGAACTCAAAGAGGAAGTCCTTAGCAGCAGCGGAGATTGCGTCTTCAAGGAAGATAAACAAACGACGAACGTTAATTCTATCAAACGCAGAAGACTTACCAAATCCAGTCTTGTCACCGAAGAGAATAATGCCTGCTCCAGGTGAAAGGATAACTGGATTGACTCTACTAGAGTACAGAAGGTCTCTTTGCTTCTTACCAGGATTGTATGCAAGTTTGACTGCATTCAGAATAGCACCTCTAGAAGTTCCAGCAGGTGAGAACCAGGGGAACTGTTCAATATCAGTTCTGGCACAAGTACCAGCGATATCTCCGTTCAGAGGAACATAACGGAAGGTGTCATTGAAGCGGTCATACATGTACTTATAACCACTATCAAAGACTCCATATGTAGTTGAAGTTGCAGCAGAGAAGAAACTTAATACATTATCGGTGATTGTATCAATGCCATTAACTGTTACAGTTCCAACTTCATTATCGCTAATGAATGCACCTCTATATGGAGAGATGAATGCAACAGCATCTTTTCTTGCTTCAGCAACTGCAATACACTTATTACCAAGTGCTTGTGCTTGTTCCTTACTGTAGTTTGCAGAACCCATGAGAATGAAGTCTACTTCATACTCTTCAGTATTCTCAAACTTGGTCAGACCAGAAACAATATCGTCAAGACCAGATGACAGTGAACCAGCAGTTGTGTAATCTGTGGTATCGTCACCAGTAGTAGCAGCATAGTTTGTACCACCGTCAAGTGTTCCAGTGAATGCACCGCAACCAGCAAAGTTTACATTCTTTGCGTCCTGATCCCAAGCAGTATCATCATCCAACTCATAAGTCAGTGGAGAATTTCCAAATGCAATGGTTGTTATACCAGCAGGTGCAGAACCACCGAAGATATACTGAGAGTTGGTATAAAGATACTTTCTCCAATAAGATGGGGAACCAACAGAATATGTTGCGTCTTTTGCTTTAGAAAGACTTAAGTGCTTCTCAAGGATAGTGCCTGCATTTCCACTAATTGTTCCTTTGTCATCAATGACAACGACGTGAACTTCGTCAAATCTACCACCTCTTGCAGCAGCATAATCTGAAGTACCTGGTCTATCTGCTAATTGATCCCATTCAAGTTGACCTACAGAAAGAGGAATTGCTTGATTTTCAAACCAGTCTTGCTCTCTAGTGTATGAAGCACTACCAAGTTCTGTATTGTTGTTGTTATTAGTAACAGTTACAGTTCCACTCTCTGGGAATGCATAAACACCATTTTGCTGATAATCTACAGCAGTGAATGTATTTCCTGTGGAGACATGACCAATCAACTTAACGCTGATTTGACTTTCTCCAATTTCACTAATAATGCCTCGGAGAGTGCCTGTCAGAACTGAGGTAGAACCAGAACCAGCAATAACTGTGTTTACAGGAACATCAACTTTAACACCATGTCCAACAGAAAGTCCAATTCCAGAAGATCCTCTAGAACCAAATTCAAACGTTTGAGTACTTGATACTGTATTGAGTGAAGTATTATTTAAGGTGACTGTTCCAATACCAATAGAAGCAACAGAAGATGCAGCAGCGACAACACCATCAATTGCTTTAACCGCATCATTGACGTTAATACCAGTAGTATTAATACCTGTGATATCAGTTGAGGTTGCACCAATCGTGCCGCCTGCAGATTGTGAAGTACTAAAAGTTGCCTGTGTTGTGGTGCTAATACCAGACAGAATTTGGTCTGCCTTACTATCAATAATTGCTACCTTAATATCATTTGCCCAAGAACCAGGATTTCTTGCAGCAACAGTTATGTTATTAATTGCATTCTCATCGTAACCGAGTTGTTCGTAATGCTCTGTGCTCTTGATTCTTACGCTATTAGCAGCACCAACAAAAGCGTTCTTAAGTCCTGCTCCTGTTGATACATTATAATCGTCTGCTCTTGAAATAAGCATCACACCACCATAAGCAAGGTAGGATGAAGCTACCATCCAGTGCTCATAGTGCTTGTCGGTTGAGTAAGGTCTGCCGAAAGTGTTTAAGAGATCATCCTCAGATTCGATCAATTGAGGAAGGTCAACAGGTCCTTTGGTGAATGGAGCAACAAGCGCCCCGATGCCACCAGAGACTGGATCGACTCTTCCAATAGTTAAGTCAACTTCTCTTACTACAATTCCAGGAGATGCTAAATTTAGAGGCATCTTTTTGGTCTCCTTGGTCCAGAATTATCTGAAATTATTTATTAAAAGGGGTATTTTGAATGGGGAATCCTGACGTGATACTTACCAATCAGGATATTCCCACATATTACTACTTTTTTTAACTCTCTTTTTAGCACACTCTTTACATTCATAAGAATATGAAGATGCTACTGGACCTCTGTCCTTTCTTGTTCTATAAAATCCATCAACCAAGTTTTTAGTTATACCACATTTTTTACACTCCCGTTCATACAGGAGTAGATGACCTAGTTGTAATTGGTCATCTAAGTCCATTAATAATACTCCCACATATATGCCCTATCACCATATTCATCAGTATGCCATCTATCACCATTATCATCAGTAAATGATTGTGTATCATTTATTCCATCATCTAAGAATCCAAATGGTGCCATATCTTGTTCAATTTGATTTTTTTGTTCTTCATAGATTCTTTTACGAACATCATTGTCAGTCATTTCTTTGAAGTAGTCTTGTGCTACCAACCAAGCAAAGATAACCAGACACATTGCTAAGTCATCATTGCATCCTTCCTCTGCTTCAAAAGAATTATGTCTCTGAGCGAATGTGGTTAACTCAGAAATTATTTCATAATCAAGTGTAAGAAGTTTAAAATCTTCAATAAGTGTCTTCAGGTTAGAACAACCAAGTTTCTTAACTTGTGCTGTTGTTCTAACTCCCATCTGCGATTTCTTACCAGAGAAACCGTGCCCGACAACTTGTCCAGCACGCCCCCTCATTGCCGCCATCAACATATTTTCATATTCTAAGTCATAATGGAGAATACTTGCTACTTGCTCTCCAATGTCATTGACTTCTACTAGCACCCAAGCATCATTATATGCTTTTGCTGTCTGTTGAATAATATTTGGGAACAACATTGGTTTAATTTCATTGTTCCTATATTTTGCAACTATCTTATATGGGAACTCTGTAATATCAACAACGATAAATGCAGAATAATCGTTGCCCAACCCACGAGCAACATCGACAGTAATAAGGTAGTTGTGTTCCTCTTGCTTCTTCTCGTAGACATCTAGACCTGCACTTTTTTGAATAGGATCTTCATAGATTAAATTCTTAAGAATTGATGGATTTATAAGGGTATTGACAGAACCAAGAAACTCACACTCGAACTCAACTTTGAATTGCTGTTCAGATGTGTTAGCAATCGTCTGTTCTTTCCATACATCATCTCTTCCAGGAACCTCGGACCAATGAACATCAGTTGGAATGTATTCATTTTTACCTTTCTCGGAGTCGTGCCACATACGGTAGAAATGATTCATACCGTGTGGCGTGGATACAATGATTACTTTGGTGTTTTTACCAGAAGTAATAGTAGGATAAACAGATGCAAAGAACGAGTCAGCAACGTGATTTGGGACGAACGCGAACTCGTCGAGAAAGAGGATGTTGAAAGACATACCTCGGACAGCACTCGCAGACGTAGAAGCTGCCAGTATCTTACTGCCATTTTCT